AGCGCCGTGACGTTGGCGAGGATTAGGTTGGTCCAGTCGGGCCCGTCCCGGTCGCCCATGAAGCGGACCTTTTCCGCAAGCCCGGCGATGGTCTTGGCCTGCATGTTGCGAACTACCCGATCAAGGCCTCGGGCTTCCTTTTCGTTCTCCTCGGTCGGGTCGGCGGAAGCCTTCACCCAGGCCTGCCGCGCGGTGTTGAGCATGTCGAAAAGCCCGGCGTCGCCGGTGTAATGGCCTGCCTCCAGCCGCTCCCATTCCACGTCTCGCATGGCCTTAAGGTCATTGAGGGTCGATTGCAGATCAGCGCGGCGGACCTGTACCCAGTTTTCGTCCAGCGAGTATTTTTCAAGCTCGGCTGCGAGGAGAAGTTTCGCCTTACGATAGGCGCAGATCGGGTCAGCGAACACGGTCGCGGCGAGCCGGTCGTGTGCTTGCTCCTCCAGCTCATCGAGGGCGGCGACGATCTTTTCGCCTTCGTCTGTCGTGTCACAGACAGACAGCGCCGCCTCTGATAGCGCCAGGCCGATGATCGCTTCCACGAACACGTCATGTTCGCCAACAGCGGCGAGCGGCTTGCCGGTGAGGCGGCGGATGATTGAATCGGTGATAGGTTCGCGGGTAGCCATAGCCTGATCTCCATTGGATCGGTTGCGGTTAGGGCTGGCGGCGAAGGTGCAACTTCACGTCAGCCCGAAACTCTGTTATCAGGGTAATCAGAATGACGCAAGAAACTCTGATAACACGGAAGCGACGTGGGCCAGCGCCTACCGGCAAGGGTCATCTTGTCGGCGTCCGCATGCAATCTGATCAGCTTGCCGCCCTTGATGCGTGGCGCGATGGCCAGCCGGGCAACATGAGCAGGCCCAAGGCGATCTTGGCGCTACTGGCGAAGGCGTTGGCTTAGCTCCCGGCCAGCTCGGCGAGAACGTCGGGGGCGATGTTGGTGTTCGCGGCCCGCAAAAGCTGGCTCAAAATGAACCAGCTTCCACCGCCCCCAAGGTCAGCAGCGGTGCGCTCGGGCTCCAAGTGGACAAAATGTCCACTTGATCGGTCCCCGCCGTTGGTCTGAACCTCCCCCATCCGAACAAGAATCGCCTCGCGCCTGACGTGATGGTCAGCGCGCCATCCACAGGAACCTGCACGCCCCGGCTGGCCATGCCGGGCGCCGCTCTGTCATGGTTGCCCCGTGGGCGCTCGATCATGGCAGACAGATGCAGCCCAGCCCGGAATCCTTCACCCTCGCCGATGCGTTCGAGCGAGGCTGGCATGTAACCGGCCATTGCGCCCGCTGTAGCGAGCCCAGGACGCCCGACCTTGCCGCAGTGGTCCGCCGGGCCGGAACCCGTCCCCTCGCCCGCCTATGGGCCGCCCAGGCGCTGCGGTGTGGTGAATGCCGGTCGCCGTTGGCCAGCCTGACAATCTACGGCGCGTCTCGATCCGTTGGGCCGCGCCCGGTCATGCTGCGACTAGGCGACAATGGCGGCGAGGATCATCGCCCCCGTCCGCCCTCTTGAACCCCAGCCCGGCGCATAAGGTCGCCAAGGCCTGCCCCGCCAATCCGACACGAAGCTATCAGCCTGTCATAGCTGACCACCCGGCCACCATCGCCGCGAACCGCCCGGCATGTGACCTGTCGCCCTCTCGTTATCCTGATCATGGCGTCACGGGCCGCGCTCCGGGATGGCCTTGCACGGGTCTGCAAGCGCCGGTGAGGCGAAGGCGAGAAAAACGACGGCCAGGGCGTAACGCATGCCAGAACCTGCCACGTTACGTCGGCCAGCACATCGGGGGCGATGTTCTTGCCTCGGCGGATGTCTCTCGCCACAGTTGACCGATGGACGCCGAAAGTCTCAGCAGCTTGGTCGGCGTATGATTTCAAGTTCTCATTTTGCGAACTTGAACGCCGGTCGCCTCCGCGCCGCCGCCTGCTCCGAATACGGCGCAGAATCTGCGCCGTTCTTCGGCCTTCCGCCCTTGGGCGCATCCTTGACGACGCCCATCTTGATCAGGAGAAGTTCCCGCCTGACGTGGTGGTCGGCGCGTTGGGCGTCGATGTTACAATATAACGCCGCGATGTTACGTTTTATAAAATCAGCGGACCACAGCCGGGTTCCAAGGCGTCACTTTTTAACGAACTGCGGGCCCCTACCCCACGGGCCACCGGTCCAGCGCCTCGGGTGAGCGGCGGTTGTCGGTCATTGAAAGAACCGGGCGGTTTCGTCGTCTTCGTCGGGCTCATCGGCCAGGAACACCCTGCCCTCATCGACAGGCGAGGCGCCCAGCTTGGACAAAATGCCGCTGTAAACGCTCATGGCGGTTGGGCCGGTCTCGGCGCCGCTTTCGATGCGGACGGCAAGGCGACAGGCTAGATGCAGGATCGCGCGGTGTGGGCGGGCCAACCAAGGCAGCTCCGCCGCGAAACTCAGCCACACCTCGCGCTCGGCTTCGCTCAACTTGGCAGGCGGGGCCCCAAGGGGTCGGCGGTCGGGGGATTTGCGCCCGGCGTACCTCGCTGGGTCTTTGAGATTCCGGCCTGCCGTTAGGGCTTGGGCGATGGGCTTACGGGCTGGCATGGGTTCAAGTCTCTGATTGCGGATGTCAAAAGTTAGGATCCCGGCCGGTGTCCGGGTTGATGGCGGCTGGGATACTCGCCCCCCGTGGGGGTCAGCGCGCCGGGTGGACCCGTTCGGAAGCCCGACGCGCTGACGGTCGCGGTTGTTACGGTCACTCACGACTTGACCGGCCACGCAGAGCACTCTGGCGCGGCGAGTGCAGTTACTCGGGCCTGATCCCCGTGATGCTGCAGAACGCCAGCGGGTGCTCGACAGCGATGTCGGCCCGCATGTGTGCGACCAGGGCAAGCTCGCCGGTTTCGGCGTACCGTTCCCGCAGCACGGAGAGGCGGAGGGTTTCGCGCATCCCGATCAGCAGGTGAGCGAAGTTGCCCGCGACCATCGTGGATTCGTTCGTCCCCGCGCCCAGGTTCGTGGCGACAGCGGTCGTCGTCAGCATGGGGACCGCCGTGATCTTGGGCGAGGCAAAGACCGGCTGGCCATTACCGTCACGCAAGCCGGTGAGCGTGCCATCTTCGCGGGGCGACATGATGTAAGCCGACGGCTCGCCCGCGTTCGCGGTGAGGAGAGCCGTGCGGGCTCGGACCAGCGCGCCATAGGCCCCGCCCGCCTGCAAGGTCAGCTTGCCGTCGGCCGCGATAGTGTTGATCCCGGCCACGTTCACGACGCCGCGCGGTTGACTGTCGGCAGCGGTCCCGAACAGGCCCGCCCGGTCCAGCTCCAGAGCCATCGCGCCGGTGACGGCTTGAAGCAAGGCCGCCTCCAGGTTCACGGAATCGGCCAGCAGCTCGCGTGAGAACTTGATCATTACGGCGAGCGACTTCGGCGCCAGGGTGACGGCGGCGAAGGTCGGGTCGCTGATGGCGATGGCCGCGCTTTCCGCCCGCCAGGCCGGGGTTGGGTCGGCGCTCAGCTTGGCAATGACGTTCGTGTCAGAGGTCAGCGGAACGGTGCGGGCACCGGCGCGGATAAGCACCGATTGAGCGCGAAGCCGGTCGATGATTTGCGCCGACAGGATGGTCGGAACGGTGAACCCGCCCGCCGAATCCGTGCCCTCAGACAGCGCGCGCCGCTCCTGTTCGGTCTTGGCCCCGAACGCTACAGCGCGAAGCATGGCGCCGGTCGTCAGGCCTCGAAACTCCGAACCGCTGGACGAACCGTTGCGGGCGGACCAGTCGGCGAACCGCTCCTCGGGGCGAAGCGAGATAGAGACTTCTTCAGCCTCATAGCCATCATGGCGGGCCACGCCATCGGTGTTAGGGCGCATATGGGCTTTGCCGCCGCGCTGCATGGTCTTGGCCGCCTCGATCTCCTCGCGGACTTCTTGAAGCACCTCCAGCGCCAGGGCGGCGGCAGGCTCGGGCTTGTCGCCGTGGCGAAGCTCGATGATGCGCGACAGCTCACGGCCAGCTTCACGGCTGGCGCCGCAGAGCGTGTTCCAGTCGGAGCCGTCAAAGTCGATCTCGGCGAGGTCGATCTTGTTGCGGGTCAGGAAGTCGCCACAAAGGCGTTGAGTTGCGGCGATCTCGTCAGCGGAGAAGCGCGGGGCAAAAGGGCTAAGTCGGTTCATGGGATGAACTCCAGCAGGCGGAGGGCGCACGCGCACAGGCCGCCACAGATTGAATTTGTGGGTGAGGCCCAGCGCGCACCGTCATCGACGGGCCATCTGGAGCGATCGCGGAGGGTTGGGGCGCCATCGGCGGGCCAA